GTCGTATTGGTGAGTTCGGCGCCGGGGTTAATCCAGCCAGTAACGGGGAACACCGACTCGCTGCCCACCAGTTCGATGATGTTGGACGCCGGGCCGTCGTTGCCCTGGTCGTCACGCGCCACCACGTAATACCGGTACAGCACGTCGGCCACCGTCGTGGTGTCCACATACGTGGCCGTTGGTGCGGTGGTGGTGGTTAGAAGCGAATACGCGCCGCCGTCCTCGTTGCGGAACACGTCGTACTCGTCGACCGGGAAGGTGCCAGCCGTGGCTGCGGTCCAGTCGAGTTCGGCCTGCCAGCCTGGCCCGGTGTCGACCATTTCACCAGACAGCACCACGGCGCTGGGCGGCACGAACGGCGGCTGCGGGTTCTGGAACGACTCGGTGTACTCGTCGACGTCGTACACCAGCCGGCCCAGGCCGTCCTCGAGTTTCACGCGCCAGGTGAGCTCGTCGTCGAACCACACCTCGTCGAACTCGCCGTCGCTGTCGGCCTCGAGTGGGTTGTCGGCCGGCGTGGTGAGGGCCTCGTTGAGGAACACGGCCTGCAACTGGTTAGTGCCGGCGCGCCAGAACGTGAGCACCGCGTTGGGCATCGGCTGGCCCTGGTTGTCGAGTGGGATGCCGGAATCTGCCAGCGGGAACACCTCGAGGGGGTCCATGTCCCATACCTCGGCCTCGGTCACCGGGTGGTACAGGCGCGCGCGGTAGTCGATGTCCTGATCGAAAAACATGACCGGGAACCTGGCGGCGCCGTCGGCGCGCAGCGGATTCTCAAGGCGCACTGTGAGGTTGGCGTCGGCGTAGATAGCCGCCACGTCGTCGGTGCCCTCGAGCGTGAGCAGCAACGACGCGCCAGGCAGCAATACGCCGGCCTCGGTTATCGCTCGCGGCTGGTCCTTGAAAGTGACGGCCCCCACATCATTCCTCTGGGGCCGTCGACAGGTAATTCGCCGGGTCGAGCGCGCGGTCGACGCGGGCCCGGTCGCGTTTCTCGCCCGTGCGCCGGCGCAATTCGGTGCCCGCCTTGGTGCCGAGCGACAGCTTGTTGAGCACGTTTTCGCCCAGGTTTTTCGCAGTCGCCGCCACAAAGGTGTTGGACTCGTTGACGTACGCACCCTTGGGGCGAACCTGCACGCGGCGCGCGACGCGGCCGAGCTGCTCGAGAACTTCGGCCACCTGGTCCGGCACCAGCGCTTTGAGCCGCGGCGTGAGTTCGGCCAGCGCGCGGTTGTATCCCGCCTGGCTGAAATTTCCCTCGTTGGTGTACAGGTTGACGCCCGACTTGCCTTTCACGTAGTTGAGCGCTGCCGCGGCAATGGTCTCGGCCGCAATGGGGTCGGCGCTCAAGTTCTCGCGCATCCGTTGCAGGTTGGCGGCTTTCCCGTTGACCACGTGCTTGCGCACGAACTCGTCGGCGAATGGTGAGAGTTCGCCGGCAGGCGTGGGGTCGTCGACTGCCGCCTCGTACGCCGGATCCGCGCGCATGCGGTCGAACCGGGCCTTGGAAAGCGCGCGGGCGCGGTCGGCCAGCGCCTTGACGTCGGCGGCAGCACCCTCGACGGGCATGTTTTCCAGTTCGTCCCGCACCAGCCGGATGGCCGCGGCCGCATTTCCACCACCACCGAGCGCGCCGCGGTCGGCATCACGCGCAGCCGTGGCCAGGTTCGTGCGCAGGTTCTCGAACTGCTCGAGCGTCATTAAGCCGCCCTGTTCCTTGATCTGGTCGAGGTCCCCACGTATGGCAGCCGGTAGATAGCGGGCTTTCAGTTTCTTGCCCAGAGCAGCGTCGGCCGCGTCGACGAACGCCTTGCTGTTGATGGCGATGTTGCCGCCGTTGGCGTCCTCGAGGGCCTTGTACGCGGCGGTGATTTCCGCGCGCACCGGTTCGTCGTACGCCTTGTACGAGTCGATGAGCGCCTGGCCGTTCTGCACGTGGTCGTTGCCGACGACGTTGGGCGCGACCTCGCGCCGGATGGTGTCGAGGTTCTCGATGAGCGCCTGGTTTTGTTCCTGCAGCACCTGGGGCAGGCGCTCATCCGTGCCGCGCAGGTTGAGTTCCTCGCTGATGAGCTTGGCATCGCCGCGCGCCTGGCCCTCGAGCATGCGCACGGGGACCGGCAGGGTTTCGGCGTCGATGACCGACGTGGCGAGGTCCCGGTCGCCTCGCATCAGGGCGACCATGAGAGGCCCGCGCATTTCGGTGGGCACCTTGGCCAACTGGGGCGGCATCGCCGCGGCGGCACCCCCGGAATCGGGCAGGAACGGGCCCTGTTGCGCGTTGGCTGGCTGCTGGCCCCTGGCCTGCTGCTCGAGGACGTCCCGCGACCACGGGCTGCCAGCGGGCGGCGTACGCCGTTCTGCGGCACGTCCGCCCAACATTCCGGCCATGGCTTGCGTGGCTGGGTCACCACCGGCCTCGGCGACAACCGCCGACCCTGCCCCGCCCGCCGTGTTTGCGGCCACCTGGCGCAACGTGAGCGCGCCTGGGACGGACTGGCCGACACCGAAAGCCAGGCGCGCGGCCGGGTTCTCGGGGCGCGGGTTCTGGGTCACAGGCCCGCCGCCGACGGCCTCGCTGCCGCGGTCGAGCAGGTTGGCCAGGTTCTCGCCCGTGCCGAAATGCTGCGACCGGTCGAACGGCTCGTAAAACTCGTTGGCGGGGCGATCGCTGAAAGCCGCGCGGGTCGCGCCGTACGCCATGCCCAGCAAGTCGCCCACGTTCGCGATGGTGTCCACGGGTAGGCCGGCGAGGTTGGCCACACCACGATTGAAACCAGCCGCGCCCGCCTCGAGCGTGCCCATGGGGTCGTCGATGAGTCCCTCGACGGTGCGCGTAAACCCGTTGTTCATCATTGCGCGGCGTGTCGCCTCGTCGGGCGCTCGACCACCACGACCGAACCCACGGCGCGCGAGGTCGCTGATGCCTTGCGGGTTCGGAAATTCCGCCGTGGGTTGCGTGGTTTCCACGCGGTCGGGGACGAACCGGCCCGTGCCGTTGTCCACGGTGACGGGTGCCGCCGCGGTGCTACGGCGCGTGGTGGGTTGCGGGTCCGGCTTGAACGGCATGGTGCCCCCTTATTCCCAGGTGCCGGCCACGCCGTTGATGACCACCCGCGTGCCCTTTTTCAGGCCCGCGCGCTCGGCGTCCTGCTCGCTGTCGAACGTGCGCCGGCCGTCGACGTCGAACTCGGCCACGGGTTTCCAGTCCTCGCCCACGACCTCGCCAGGCTCGAGGCCCGACGTGGTTGCCAACTGCGCGTACCGCTGGCGCGACTCGGTAGCTAGCCGGCGCTGGGTCTCGAACGTGCGCTTGGCCTGGCTGCGGATTTCCGCGCGCTGCGAGCCGTTGAGTTTTCCGTCGGCAACCACTTTGTTCCAGATGCCGATGACCTGTTGCGGGATGCCCGGCACGCTCGCCGCGTCGTCGATGCGCTCGCCAGGCTGCACGCGAATTCCGGGGCTGATGGTGCGCATGAAATTGAGCACCAACTGGGTGTCGCCCGAGTCGTTGGCCTCGGCGTTCTGCACGTTCTCGTACGCGCTGCGGATGGCCTCGAAGCCCTCGACGCGGCTTTCGTATTCCTTGCGCAGCGCCTGGGTGCGGGTGAACCGCTTGTCGTTCGGGTCCGTGTCGCTCGCGGCCGGCGCGACCGAGGCGACCTCGCGGCCCTGGGCGTCGAAACGCTTTTGGCCCTGCGACAGCGTGAACCCATCGCCGGGACCAGCAGGACCCACGCCAGCGATGGGACCGAACTGCGCGACCACGTCCTCGGCCATCGCGCGCACCGCGTCGTCGTCGAGGTCGTCGAGCTCGAGGCCCTGGCTTTTCAACTGCTCGACCATTTCCGGGAAACCCAGCTCGAGCGTGCGCTTGGGGTCCTTGGACTTGAGCACGAACTCGGCGCTGCGCACGGCGACGCCCGCGCGCTCGCGCAACTGGGCCATGCGCTGCTGCTGCTGCTGCTCGAGCATGGCCTGGAACTGGAACGCACGCTCTGGGTCGAGTTGCACCAGTTCGTTGAAATTCTCGCCACCGCCCAGCGGGTTTTCCGTGCCCTGCATCAGGTAGTTGGCCGCGTTGGGGTCGCCGCCCGGTCCCTGGGCCGCGCCGGCCGCCATGGGGCCGACCGACTGGGCCAGGACGTTGCGGAACTGTTCGTCGCGCTGCATGGCTGCCTGCTGCTGCGCCTGCTGCTGTTGCAGTAGTTGGTTGCGCAGCTGCTGGCTTTGCATGTCCTGGGCGGTTTGCATGCCGCCGAGGAAGTTGCCGACGATGTTGGGCGACTGAATCGCCAGGGCGGGGTACTCGGCCATTTAGGCGACCCTCATTAGGTTGTTGCCGCCGTAGCCCGTGGGCACGTATGGCGGCGTCTGGTACGTGGTGTTGGCGCCGCGCAGCATCGGCGACTGTTTGGGCGAACTACCGAACATGCCGGGGTTCTGCATGGCGTACCCGCCCATCATGGCCATCTGGTTGCCGAAATTGCCCCACGCGTTCGCGGATCCGGCGATGCCCGACGCGCGCGCGTTCGCGCCGGTCTGGATGTTGCCGGCGACGCGGTCGCCCAGGCCGATGGCGTTGTTGGCAGCCTGCTGGGTCGCGCCACCGTTGGCGAGCGACGAAAGGCGGCTGATGTAGTTGCCGAACTGCTGCGAGGCCATGCCCTGGCCGTACCGGGTGAGCGCCGCGAGCGTGTTGCCGCTGCGCAGGTTGCCCATCGCCGACGCGCCGCGCATCGCTGACTGCTCGCCCTGCTCGAGGGCGAACTGGTAGTCGGGCGAGTTGTAGAACGCCGAGTAGTCGGGCGCGCCTGGGGCAGCACCGTCAGCACCTGGCACGCCGGTCAACTGCGCCAGCATGTTGAGCGCGTTGCCCTCGATGGCTCGCCGCGGCGCGGTCATTTCCATGGAAAGGTCGAACTGTCGCCGCTGTTCGGCGGTGGCCGCGTCGGCACCACGCTGCTGGGTGCGCGCGGCGTCCTTGGCAGCGGACGATTGCCGGTTGGCCGAGTAGGCGGCGGCACCAGCGGCGATAGCAGCACCAGTAATTGCAGCCATTAGAGCACCTTAAAAAACGTGAGTTCGCCAGGTTGATACCCGAGGCGCTTGTAAATCGCCGCGGCCTTGTCGGGCTCGACGGCCTGCAGGGCCATCATGCCGAATAGTTTGACCCCACGCTCGCGCGCGGCGTCCTCGATGCCCGCGAGCAGCGCCTTGCCTGCGCCCGTGTCGCGGTGTTCCTCGTCGACGTACCAGTACATTTCCGACGCCGTGAGCACGTCGCGGTTGGCGTAAAGGGGCACAGCCAGCGCACCAACGGCCCCAACTACCCGGCCCTCGAGTTCGGCGACGATGAGCAACCGCTGGGCCAGCATTTCGAGGGCTGACTCCGCAATGGAATCGGGGCAGTAGGGGATGTCGCGGTACGCCGTCTGTGCCCAAAACTTGGCCCCCATTTCGATGATGCGGGGGATGTCGGCCGGCGTGGCGTGGCGGATGTTCATGAGAAAAACCCCGTGAGCACGAGGCGACCATCTACCGGACTCGAGCCGAACCCACCCACGGGCTCGGCGCGGTGCCAGAGCTTGCTGCGGAAAATGAACGCCCGGTTAGGACGCATTTGCGTGAGCGACACGACGCGCCACTTTTCGGGCACGTTGGTGTCGCGCGCCCAGGTATCGGGGTCGGGCTCGCCGTCGATGTGTTCGATGAGCGAGGTGCCACCGCGGCAGTGCTCGGCGCGGTTCATGTAGAGCATGAGCGAAAACTCGCCCATGACCCCATCGTGGTGCGCCTGGTGCGGGACGCTCACGCCCTCGAGCGACAGCCGCAGAAACAGCGCGTGCAAGTTCACCGAACGACCCATGAGGGCCTCGAGGCGTCGACGCGTGCCGTAGGTCGGGACCTCGCGGCATATCCCCGGATAGCTGACGCCGTCCTCGGGGTTCGTCTCGGCGCGGTACCTCCGGGTGTCCGCCCAGGATCGCCAGTAGGCAAAGTCCGGCAGGAAGTCGTCGAGGATGAGCGAGTGCAACATGCGAGGGCCTCACGAGCGAGCGCCGACGACATCCACCTGGGTGTCGAAAGCGAACAGGCGCACCGGGTCGGTGACCTGTATCTGGTAAACACGGTTTTTGCTGGCGCCTAACTTCCACCACGCCAGGCGCTTGCGGTACTGGCCCATTTCCCCGAGCGACAGCGACGTGTGCGTGCGGAAAATGTTGCCTCCGTCGTCGCTGATGCGCAGCGTGGCCAGCGGGTTCTGACCCTGGCCGAGTGCCGTGCCTTTGCCCACGCTCGGGATGAGCTCGAACTTGTTGTGCACGGCGAGGTTGCCCTCGGCGTAAATTGGCTGGTAGGTCCACAGCACGCGCTGCGGCTCGTCGAACTCGGCGAACGTGTTGTCGTCGAGGATGCCCACCTTGCCGCTCGTGCGGTCGAGCACCACCTGGTTCCCGTACGCCTGTATGACATCGGTGACGCGCCAGGCACCGTAGCCAAGCGAGTCTCGCTCATGCCATTGCTTGGTCGTGCAGTCGAACACCAGCGTGCGACCGGCTGACGGGAACACCCAGGCGATGAACAGGTGGCCCTGCACGAAATGCGGGACCGCGTACGCGTCCGGCACGCTGATGGCGGACAGCACCGCCTCGATGCCGTGCTGGCTCACGCGCTCGGGCGTGGCACCAGTTAGACGGCGGAACGTGAGGTCGTTGGCCAGCCAGAACGGCGAGTTGTCCTGGCTGTGCAGCGATTCGCCGGCAGGCGTGCCCAGGTTGATGAAACCCGACGGCGACCTCGAGAACGGCGACCCAGGCGAGTTGGCGGCGTTGTACCACAACTCGGTCGTGCCCTCTTTTTGCAGGATGATGTCGCGGTTGTCGACGCGCAGCCCGACTAGTTTGCCCGGCTTGCCCTCAACGCTCGCAATGTCCAAGCCGTTCCACGTCAGCGCGTTGAGCCCGGTGTTGAAAAACTCGTCGGTGTCGGGCCGGCGCACGACGATGTAACCGTCGAGGAAGTCCGGCGAGGCCGCGCCGCCCGCCATCATCGGGTCGGTGATTTGGGCCACGCTGCTGCCGTCGCTTTCGTACAGCGAGTTGTCGAAGGGTCGCCAGATGACCATGCGCGTGCCGTTCTGCACGATGCGCACGCGCTCGGCACCTGGCACGGTGCCCACGGTGGAAAAACTGCCGTTCGACGAGACGCTCGAAAAGGTGTTCCCGCACAGCACGTAAAGCGTGTCTTGGAACAGGATGCCGCCGCGGCACTGGTCGCCGTCGACGTCCTCGAGGTCAACCCACGAGCGAATGCCAGGCGCGCGCCGCAGGATGGCGTCGCCTTTCATCGTGCGCGGTGGTGCGTCCTCGATGTAGCAGTTGAGCAGCCGCTGGCAACTCGCCGACGGGCTCGGTAGGACGTAACTGCTGATGGGCAGCGGCTGCGAGGCCATGGGTTACCCGTCGATTGGCCATGTGGCATTGAACGGGGCCTGTTCCATGGGCAGGCCAGAGAGGTCCGCGACCACTTCCTGGCTCGATGTTTTCGCGAAACGCGCGAACGTGTCCTCGGCGCGGCGCGCCACCTCGGGCAGTGGTTCGATGCCGTAGTCGCCGCAGATTTCCACCGCGAGGTTGTACTTGACCCCGCGCTCATCCTGTTCCTCGATCGGCAGGACGTCCTCGAGGTCGCTGACCACGTGCCAGCCCAGGCGGATCCCGTCGGCCTCCCAGTCGGCCAGCATTTCGTTGAGCATGCGCAGCCCGTCCTGGGCCTGCTCGGCGCTCGGCGCCTGGATTTGGTCGATGATGTTGGCCTTGCGGAATGCGTCCGTGACCATCTGAATGGCCGTGATGCTCACGCTGCCTCGCTTTTCGCCACCTTGGGCGTGCAGATTGCGAACCGGTCGCCCACCACCTGGCTCGAGTAGTTGGGCAGCACCTGGCCGTACTGTTCGACGTCGTCAATGACCAGCACCGCGTTGCGCGTCTGGGCCTCGAACACCCGGTAGAACGGCAGGCGCGTGTCGGCCGGCTTGGCCAGGTGCGTGCCGTTCAGGAACGTGGGGCCGTCGACGAACGCGAGGTCGAACGCCGGCTGGGCAAGCAAGTCCTCGGGCACCACGTAAAACCAGTCGGTTTCGCGGGACAGAGGGGCCACGTGGATGGTGACGCCCTCGAGGCCGTTGCTGCGGCACTCGTCGCGCACGCGCGTGGCCCATTCCATGTCCTGTTCGAGGCACTCGATGGTGGCCTTGGGATTCGCCGCGGCCATGATGACGGTGGATAGGCCACAGCCCATTTCGAGGATGCGCGTGGCCTTGCGCGCGCAGTACACCAGCGCGACAAGCTCGGCCACGGGCGGCGAAAAGGTGTTCGCCCAGGCGTGGTACAGCTCGGTGACGATGCCGGCGATGGCATCCGGCTGGGTCTCGTGCTGCAACCGCCCGAGGGTGGCCGCGTTCAAAGGCGTATGCACCTGGCGCTGCTCGATCGCCACGGCTAGGTTGCCGCGCCACTCAAACGAGCCGCAGTGGCTGAAATGCATGTCGGGGTCGACCCACACGTCGAACCCTGCCTTGCGCACCCGCTGGCACAGGATGACGTCCTCGCCCAACAGGGTTTCGCTTTCCTCGTCGAGCACGAGGTCGAACACGTGGCTGGTGCGATAGCGCACGCCGGCCATGTGGTGCCAGTACTTGGGTGCCTGGTCCGCGCACGCCTGCATGGCGCGCCGCGTGCACAGCAGGAAGCCGCCCGGCATTGTCTTGGCCCGATGTAGCCCGGCCTTTTGCTCGCCAGGCATCGGTTCGTACGGCCACTCGATGGGCATGACTTTCATGGGGTAGACGCCACCGACGACGTCGAGCCCGTGCTCGAGTAGCTTGATGATGCCGCGCGGGTCGAACCCCACGTCGGCGTCAATCCACATGATGTGCGTGAAGTCCGTTTCGTCGAGGAACTCGCGCAGTAGTTGGTTGCGCGCGTACTGAATCAGGGACGAACCGGCGACGATGCGCAGCTCGAGTTCGACCTTGCGGACCACGCAATACAGCAGCGCGGCCTCGTATGCCTTGACGAATCGGTGGTGCAGCGTGCCGTCGTAGGTGGGCGTTGCCACCATGATGCGCGCGCGCGGGCCAGCGGACTGGGCCGAGGAAGGGGCCCGCGCGATGGCGAGCCCCTTTAGCGGATCCGACACGGTTTAGGCCGCGTCGCTGTTGATGATGCCCGCGTTTTTCAGCGCCAACAGAATGCCATTGAGGCACGCGTTGGCCAGCGTGGTGGTCGCCACGCTCGCGGTGTTCACCGTCGGGCGCGAGGTCGGCGGGGTGACGCCGTTCGCGCCGATGCCGCCGCTGACCTGCAGGCCACCCGCAATTTTCTTGGTGTCGCCGGTGCCACCGACGCCCAGTGTTTCATCAGCCATTTTCGTACTCCTAAAAAGCCACAACGAAGTCGAAGCAAACCAGAGGCGGTTGCGGGCCGGGTGGTTAGTCCGGCCCGCCCGCTACTAGCTCTGGGCGTGCACCCAGCGGCTGGCCCACTCGGGGTAGATGGCCGCACCACCGTGGGCGATGTCGAGACGGCACGGAAAATTGCCGTTGACGATGTCGCCCTGGCGCCAGATGCGGATGCTGAGGTTGTCGAACACCTCACGCGTGCCCCACGCGCCGTACTGGCTCGGGTCCTCGAGGTCCGCCGTGACGAACGCGTACGCATCCCGATGAAACGAGATGTTCTGGCCGTACGTGATCGCCGCCGCCGTGGTCGCCGGGCCCAGGAAGGTGACGACGTCGTTGTCGGCGATGGCGCGCGAAATGTTCGCGTACGCGCCGCCGAAAATCGGCACCGGCAGCACCTTGAGCTCGAGCCGGGTGCTCGAGTAGGTGGCGTCCTCCTGCAGGGTGAACGTGATGTCGTCGCCGTACGCCTGCTTGGTTTCCGGGTGCACCGCCTTGACGCCCGTGATGGTGAACACGTCGCCGGCCTTGAAAGCCGCGGCGCTCATGCCATCGATGTACAGCGAGAACGGGCTCGAGGGGTCGGTCGGCGTCGCGTTGCCGGTGCCGTCGTAATACGGCGTGGTGAAACCGGCCGACGTGGTGATGGCCATTCCCGCCGAGGTGAACGTGCCCGACGTGTGCGCCGGCGCGAGCGTGTTCTCGAAACAGTTGTAGCCACCCGTGCGGCCGACGAGGCCCTCGACGTACTGGTCGCGGATGTTGTCCGACGACTGGAACAGGCCCTTGACCGCATCGCTGAAGTCAACGCGCGTCTGCGGGTCGAGCGTCATGGTGCGGTTGGACTTCGGCGCCAGCATTTCGGTGAGCTTGCGGCCGTTGTTCTGGAAGTCGCGGAACACCGTGGTGCTCGCCGTGGTCACGAGGCCCACGTACCGCGAAATTTTCTTGTAGAAGTTCGCGAGGTGGTACGCCTCGATGGTCGCGGTGAGCTGGGACACGGCCGGGCGCAGCACGCGCTCGGAAAAGTCCTGAATCGAGAACGTCAACTGTTCCTGGGTGAACGAAAGGTCGACGCCGTGAATGGTGACCAGGGCCAGCGGCAGCTGACGCTCGACGTAGTTCTGCGTCTGCATCGTGTTGCCGGTGCGGGTCACGTACTTGGCCGGCAGGCGCACGTTCAGCGACTGGCCGATTTTGCCGAACGACAGGCCCGAGTTCGCGAACCGGTTGTCGTACTGGCGGTTGGTTTTCATCAGGAAGTTAGATTCCTGATGCATCACGGCGTACGTTTCCTTGAGGATCGCCGTGGGCGTCAAAACATTGTTGGTAGGCATGGAAAAACTCCGCTGCAAGTAGTTGGGGACTGCTTGCCGTTGGGCGAGTCGGCTGGTGCGCCCTTCAATCGCTGGCGGAGTTCGCTATCGGCGTCAGCGCGCGCCGAGGAAGCGGGGTTCGGGATGTCACGCACAGCCCGTAAAGCGGATTGGCGGCGAGGTTACCCAAGCCGCCGCCGCCTGCAAATGCGAGAAACGTCCTACCGGTGTCCGGCGCGTTCCTTCATGCGCGCGAGTACGTAGTCGTCGAGGGGCAAATCCTCGAGCCGTGGGTCACTACTGCCGGTGCGCACCGGGTTCGGCGGCGGTGGCGCGCCCGTGCGGGAGGGTGCACCACCAGCACCACCGCGCGGGGCACCACCGCCAGCACCCTGACCATTGGGACGGCCAGCACCGCCACCGCCTGGCGCGGCTTGCGTGGCCTCGAACCGTCCCTCGAGACGCGCGATGGCCAGCGCCTGCTGCGCCGGATGCATCCGCGCGATGCGTGCCGCCTCGGGCGGATTCTTGCCCAGGTGCAGATACACGGCGGGGCCCACGTCGCTGCGCATGATCGCCGCGGCCATTTCCTTGGTGATGGGCAGCGTGGGGTTGCTCGTGACCGCGTCGAAGTCGGGGTTTTTTGCGCGGAACTCGGCGGTGCGCTGCTGCCAGGTGTTTTGCACCGTGGCCGCTTCCTGCTGCTGCTGCACGGTAGATAGCGCGGTGCCGACGTTGGCCTGCACCTGGCGCTGTATCTCGCGCCCCATCCACGCGTTGTTCGCCGCGGCCCACTTCGCGGCATCGAAATTGTGGGCCTCGAGCGTGGGCTGCGGGTCGTCCGCGGCGTCGGGTACGCCGGCACCAGCACCAGCACCAGCACCGGGTGCGCCGGGCCCACCTGGTGCGACGTTGCGCGGGTCGCCGGGCGGGTAAACGCCTCGGGTCGCCTGCTCGCGCCAGAAATTGCCGTAGTCCATGGCCGCGTTGCGTTCGGCCACGACCTCGTCGAACCGGCCCTGGGGCACGAAATTGTCGCGACGATTGCCGCCGCCAGGTGCGCCACCGCCACCGTCGGCGCCGGGGTCGGCACCGCCAGCCGGATCCGCGCCGCCATCGGCGCCAGCGTCACCAGCCGGGTCAGCACCGGGGTCGAGTTGAGGGTCAGCGCCTGGGTCGAGGTTGTTGTTGTCGGCGCTGTTCTGTTGCCCGTTCTGGCTGGGCTGCCCCGGAGTTTGCGCGTTTCCGGCCGCGAGTTGGTTGCTCACGGCCGGGGTGTATCACGCGCCCCCAGGTGGGGAAATGTGGGAAAGCGACTACGCCGCGCCACCGTTGACGCCCGACTGGCGCTGGGCGGTGCGCTGCATCAGCAGCATGCCACCGGCACCGATGCCTAACTGTTGCGCGGCAATCATGTTTTCGAGGCGCTTGCCCACGAGTTCGTCGATGAGTTTCTGCAACTCGATCGGCGCGCCGTGCGCCTTGATGGCCTCGGCCACGGTTTCCGCTTGCGTCTTGTCCGCCTCGGCCTGGTCCCTGTTGGCCTGGGCGATGAGCCGGTTGGCCAGCGCTTTCTGCACCGGGTCCTCGGCGGGCGGCGGGCCCATGTCCTCGAGGTCGCGCTCGGTGGGCACGATTTTGCCCATGCGGATGAGTTCCTGGCGCACGCGCTTGTGTAGCTCGTCGCCGTCGCGCGTGTCGAGCATTTTGGCGATGAGGTCCGGGGCCACCTGGCCGATGAGGGGGACCTTTTCCGACGCCTCGAGCAGGGTAGATAGTGCCTCGAGGCGCTGGGTGGCGAACGCCGGGCCCAGGGTCACGGTGCAATCGTACTGCCCTTCCTTGAGCTTGTGCATGAACGCCTTGGGGTCGTTCGGGTCGATGCCGTTGACGCGCACGTACGACTCGATGCCGTCGACGCCGATGGTGCGCACCACGCGGTCGGTGTCGTAAATCGTGGGAATCATGTTGATGCACACGTCCCAGGTAAATTGGATTGCCTTGCCCAGGTTGTCGAGGAACTCGTACGTGCCGGACTCGCTCGACTGCATGCGGAACTGGCGCGACACACCCGACTCGGGGTTGTTCTGGTCCTGCTGCTGGTCGTGCGGCCCCACCTGGCCCGTGCCCTGGCGGATGTCCTCGGCGTCCTGCGCGGCCAGCGTGATGAGCGCCTGGGGCACATCGGGCGGCGGTTCGCGCTTGGGCATGCCACCCGAGGCGACGGCCAGCGGGTCCGGGTCGTACTCGAGGTACGGGCGGTTTACCGCGTTGAGCGTGCGCCACTGATCCTCGCGCCCCTTAATCATTTTAGAGGTCACTAGATAGGGCGCGCGCGGGGTGAGCGCCGCCGTTTCGACCATGGTGCTGCGGTGGTAGTTGTACGTCCGCTGGGCATCCTTGGCATGCCGATGCAGGGACTGCAGCAGCTGTTTGCCCTCGATGTTCACGTACCGGCCAGGCAGGCGGATGACCGGAATATATTTCCACTTGTACTCGAACGGGCCCTCGAGCACGTTGGCGCCGTCGACCTTGCACCAAACTACCGAGTAAATATCGACCTTGCGCGTGCGCTCGTTGCCGTCGCTGTCGACCTCGATTTGCGGGGCCTGTCGGTCGCCGCCGAACTCGGCGTTGGCGAGCTCGTCGAGGATGCGCTTGGTGGTGGCGTCATAGTCGACCACGCGGCCATCCGTGAGACGCGCGATGGTCTTTTGCCGGGAAATTTTCTTGTAGTACTCGGCGATGCGCACGTCGCTGTTGGTGAACCAGCCGCGGTTGTCGCGGCTCGCCTCGAAACTCTGCGGGTCGAAGTCCGGGTATTCCTCCCGGTACTGCTCTTTGCTGATGCGCTCGGCCACGGTCGCCCAGCGCGCGTCGCGCTTGCACGGGTCGGTGGCGTTGTTGTCCCACATCACGGTAAAGGGGTTTGCCACTTCCTGTATGAGCAACTCTTGGTCGAATGAGTTGTCGTCGCAGTAGTAAGGCAGCACGCGCCAGGCACCATAGCCGCCAGCGACCGCGTACTTGAACTGGTTGTCGTACACGTTCTCGGCTCGAGATATCGCCTCGATGTTGCGCATGAGGCCACCGAACACCTCGGCGGTGGGCGCGGCGGCGTCCTTGCTGACGGCGCGCACCTTGCCGCTCGGGCGCACCTGGCGCTGCTCGCCGATGGCCTGGTTGACCGCGCCGATTACGCGGTTGAACGTGTAGCAGGGTCGGCCCTGGCGTTTCGACTTGGCCGTGGCGTCCCACTGGTACCCCGGCTCGTACACGAACTTGAGGTCGTCGGCCATGTTGGTCCGGTTCTCGGACTCGGCCCCCTCGCCGTCCTGAAAGCATTTTCGCGCTTCGACGACGAGGTGGTTAGGACCGGGCGGGGCAGGGTCGGCGGGTTTCTTGCGCTTGGCCATGGCTTAGAACTCTGTTGGAAAGTAGCTTTGGTCCTGGGTTTTCACCGGCTTGACGATGGCGCGGTCGAGCCCCGACTGCACCACGTAGCGGGTGCCGTCCATGAGGTGGTCGTTGATTTTCACGATGCGCCCCTTGTCATCACGGCGATATAGCCTGTATTCCGCCAGCCAGTGCTGCAATGTGCGAAACACCTTGAGCCGCCCCGTGCTCATCCGTTCCCAAACCGAGTAGATGCCCGACTCGACCGTGTTGTTGGCCGGCGTGAGGTCGAGGCCGAGGTTGATGTAATCGTTGAGCAGCACGGAACCGTCCTTTTGTCCGCGTCCGCGCGCCGCTGGGTCAATCACGCCAGGTATCCAGTCGCCCGCCGCCTTGATGCCGGCCGCGTGCACGCTGGGCTCGGCCTGGCTGCGGTAATACTCGTGGTACAGGTAGATGGCCCCGCTGTCCCGGTCGGTGGCCTGCCATATCGCCGCGGTGCGGTTCCAGCCGACGTCGAGGCCGTACGAGCGCGGCCAATGCACCGGTATCTCGAACGGGTCGACGAGGAAGTCGGTTTCGGGCACCGGGTAGATAGCGCCCGCACCCAGTTGGGGGATGCCCTTGCTGCGCGCGTCGCGCTGGTACGGCGGGATGGTGGCCCACAGCAAATCCTTTTGCTGCTTCGACAGGTGCGGCACGTCGTCCCAGGACGCCATGCACACGAACCGCACCGCGTTGTTGAGGCTGCCGTCGGGCAGGAAGTGCAGCACCGTTTCGCTCAGGCCCTCGAGGGGCGTGAACGTGCACATCACGATGCCGTCGGTGGTCATCGTGCGGATGACGCACTCGATGTAGATGTCGAGTGGTGGTTCCTCGTCGAGCAGGATGCCGTCCTGCTCAGTGCCCTGGAACGCTTCGCGGCCCTGGTCGTACGACTTGAGCTGGAGCACCGAGGTGCCGCCGCTGCGGTGCTTTACGTGGATGTTTTCCACCGCGTCGGGGATGCCAGGCTTGGGCGTCACGCGGATGAGGCGCGCCTGGGGTATCAGCCCGGTGCCCATTTTCTCGCTGTTCCCAGGTGGCCCGAGCAGCTTGGTTTGCAGGATGTCGCGCACCGTCTTGCTGGTGTCGCCGGCTGCCCACCATTTCGTTGGCCGGTCCCAGCGCTTGCCCACCCACCACGCTGGGTAGTCGCCAGTCAGATGCAGGACGAGCTCGTACCCGCCGATGCCCTCGGTTTTGCCCACGCGGTTGGCCGCGAGCATGCACCGTTCCTTTTCCGTGGCGCCGGCCGCGAAAAATTGCAGGTGCTTGGGGTACAACTCGCGGCGTAACGGCCCCTCGTCGGGGTAATAGCTGTACAGCCGCTCGCGCTCAGTGAGTCGTGTTAGCGCTTCCTGCAGGTTCCACAGTTCCAGTAGTTCGTCCGTCGTCAAGGCGGCTAGCTGCTGTGGCGTGAAGTTTGGCAAGCCGTCCAAGCAATTCCTCGCGAGTGGGTGGTGTCTCGATGAATCCGCTGTGTTCCACCGCGGTCAAGTCCGGCAGGGCTTTGCGCAGCACGACCTCGGCGGCGCGGATCCGCGTGGCCGACATTTCGCGCCGGCCCAGCGCGTGCTGCTCGAGGGCCTGGATGAGTTTGGAAACCCGGATGCGCTCGCGCACCTTGTCGGGGGTCCATATCGTTTTCCGGTCGGCCTTGTGGTTGTACTTGGGGTCGTCCGGTGGCTTTTCGTTGGCCACGCCTAACCACCGCCCTGGCCCGTGTACACGGCGCACAGTTGATAGGCGGCGATTTCCACGACCTTGGCACCGCTCGCGAACGTGGCCTCAACCGTCACCTGATTGAGTTGCCGGTCGCGCCACTGGCGGCTCATGCCGTTGAGTTCGGCGCTGATGGTGATGCTGCCCTCGGTCTCGGGGTCGACGATGTTCTGCCAGTCCTGCACGACTACCACGTCGGTGATGTTGTCGATGCGGTAGCGCACCGCCGTGGGTTCCTCGAGCTCGTTGGCCGGGTTTCGACACGAGTAGTCGACCAGCACGGTGGTGCCGGCGTTGACGGGCGGGCCCTTGAACGGGCGAACGGGAACGCCGGAAAACTGGGTGCTCATGCGTGTGCCCTCGAGTGGAACGGGTGCCAGCGGTACTCGTGGCGCAACTGCGCCTCGACGTGGCGGAAAACTTTGAACACCTGGCCGATGGTGAGGTTGCCCACGCACGACGGGCTGGCCAGGTGCGCGAGCACGCGTTCGCGCTGCTGCGCTGGGTCTAACTGCAACGTCACCGGCTTGGGCGCGTTCATAGCGCGCACACCAGCACGCCAGCGATGAGGCACGCCCAGGACGCGGCAAGCCACGGCCATTTCAACTCGTACGAGCCGCTCGAGGGCATCGTCGGCGGCATGAGGCCCTTGCGGATGGCGGGCTGCAACTCGCGCAACTGGCGCTCGAGGTGGCGCACCTGGGCCTCGGCGGCATCGGCACGCTGGCGCTCGCATTCCTCGGCGCGGCGCGCACCACGCACCTGGCTGTCGGCCTTTTCACCTCGAGCGAGCGCCGCGGCGTAATCCGCCTGGGCCTGTTGCACGAGCTGGCGCGCCATGAACTCACGCTGGCCGTCGGGCATCAGGCCAGGCACGGCGTCGAGCCGCGCGAATGCGCGCGAGTCGTTGGCCATCGTCGTCATGAGCGCGTTGTTGCTCACGTGCGGACGCGCAGCGACAGCCGGTATTTACGGATGCGCAGGATGATTTTCATGGTCCCAGGTTCCTCGGTGTGCGTACTTGGCATCGGCGGGACGCACGAGGCGCTCGCCGCGGTCGCCGCGCTGGTAGCGGCCCCAGAGGGTTTTATACGACAGCCCGAACTTTGCGCACAATGCGCGAAACCGGACTCGCTTGCCCTGGTGCTTGATGTGCCTCGGGCCCTGGTAGCTCATCGGCGCCGCCCTCCCGCGTGTTGTTGCGCCGGCCAACGCTCGAGCGCCTGGGCACGCGTGAGTGGCTGCGCACCCAGGGCCCGGATGATTTCACGATTTACCCAGCGTTCGGCCTGTTTGTCGGCCTCACGCTGGTGCGCGGCCAGGAAGCCGTGCGGGTCGCCCTGACGCATATACCCCGTCATCCCTTGGCCTGTCCGATGAGCTTGCGCGCGAGCGCGTCGGCTTCCTTGCCCTTGAACCCCACCGCACGAGCACGCTGGCGCGCCTGGGTGAGGGTCATGTTGATGCGGGTGTTGCCGCGTTCGTCCTGGCCGGCTTCCGTTTGCGATGAGTGGGTGTCGGCCGCGTTGAGGGCCTCGCACACCCGACTAGCTAGCGCGTACCCCTTCCTCGAGAACGACCCCGTGTACGTCGTGTACTCGATGATGATGCCGATGGTGCCGTTGGTCACGGCCAATTCCTTGCGGCCCGTGTTCATGCCGACGGCGTCACCGTCGCTCACGTGCCAGTTTTTCACGGCTTCGCACCGCTTGCGGCCGGCGTGGCCTTGACCTCGACCTCGAACACGAGGCTGTCGATGACGTGGAACTTGGCACGCTCGCGCGCGTACTTGAGCTCGTCGTCGCCCACGGTGCCATCGGGCTGCGACGACACCAACGTCGTCCACTCGGGCACGCCCAGCGTGGGGAACGCGTGCCGCACCTCGACGGGCTTGCCCTTGAGGTCGATGCGCGGGGTGTATGTCTCGATTACCTTGATTTTCATGGGTGGTTAGCTCGGTAGTAGTTCAACTCGATGCGGGTAGATACCCAGTACCGGCCGCTGCATCGTGGGCAGCCGGTGCGAATTTGTTGGCCGAACTCGCCGACGCAATCGCGCCAGGCTGCGCCGCATTCGGGGTTGAGGCAGGCCATGCCGCGCACCTGATGGGCGGGCCTCTCCCGGTGTTCGATCACGTCGCATATCAGCACGATGGCCATGTGGTTAGAACGGTGGTTTGGTCAGGGTGTTGGCCTGCTCGAGGCCCAGGCCAGGTTGCGCAGCAGCGGCCAGTACGTCGTCGATGCTCACGACCAGCGGCTGGGGGAGCACCTCGAGGGCGGCGAACATGCGCACCACCATGTCGATGGCGAACCCGCGCTTTACCTGCACCGGGGTGAACCGCATCACGCGCCAGCCCAGCACCGCGCCCCACGCGTATTTTTCGCAGTCGTCGTTAAAGCCCTGGGGCGTGGTGTGCCG